GGCAATGCGGTTGGTGTCGTAGATCTTCGGGATCAGGTCCACGAGCTGACGGGTCACGTAGCGCACGGCACGGGCGAGGTTGTCCACGTAGTGGTACGTGCCGGTGTCGCCTTCCTTCTGACGGGCCAGGATCGCCTTGCCGCTGCGCTCGTTGGACGCGATGCCGAGTGACGCATCGTACTGCCCCGTGGCGCTCTTGATGTCCTCAGACGCCCCTGCCTTGGCCTGCAGCAGCCCCGACGAGGCCATGGGCGGCTGTGCACGCTGGGGCAGCGGCAGCGGGTTCCCTTGACCGTCGGTGGCGTCAGCGTTGACCTCCAGGTACGGCCAATTCTGGGTGTTGGCCGTCTTCCAGTGGTTCTCGTACCCCTCGAACTGACCCCCGTAGCCGATGAACGGCGCCTTGGGTGCCAGCGCCAGCATCTCGGCTTCTTGGGAGACCCAGTAGTTGTACATGCGCTGGGGGTCTTTGGCGTTGCGCACCAGGCCGCTGATCTCCAGCCGCCCCTCGATCTCGTACTCGTTGCCGACCACCCGCACGACGGGGATGTACTTGCCAGCCCACTCGGACTCTTCCAGAGCCTCGTACCCGTTGGTCTTGACCCAGCGGACGATCTGCTTGTCGGCGCGACGGTGCTTCAGCGGCTCACCGTACATCATGCGAAGCTGCTTGTCCTCCGGCGACCCGTCGAACGCGGTCTGGTTGCCCGGGTACAGGTTCAGCCGGCGCATCTCGTGGTCGATGTAGAAATACTCGGCGATGCGTACCGTGTTCTGTGTGACCCACTGCGCCGCGGTCTGGTCACCCACACCCATGCTCAACAGCGTGGACACACCGGCCGCATCGGGGTACAGGCGCTCGTACTCTTCACGAGGTAGGTCTTCGGTGATGAAGCACCACTGCGCGTCAGCGCCGCAGGGGTCTTGGATCATCGGGTCCATGTAGATTGAGAACGAGTTGCGCACCCGTCCGATCTTGATGTCCTGGTCGAAGGTGCTGGCGTCGCAGTATTCGGTCAGGATGCGAATGAACCCCTCACCCATGATCACCTGGTTTTCGCACGCCGTGTCATAGGCCACGTCGGCGTCACTGATGTACTCGATGTGGCGCACGATGCCGTTGAAGACCTCGGCGACCTCAACATCGGCCTTGTCGTCAGCCGGGATCACCTTCCCGCTGGGCCGGTTCTGCCGCTGGTCGTTGGTGACCTGACGAACGTGCTGGGGGAGCTTGTTGACGGTCAGACAGGGGCGCGCAGTGACCGCGTTGGTATTCCCAGCGCCCCGGGTGGCCAGAACGTCGCGTGGCCACTGGAACTGGTTGTCACTGTTGCCCGCAAAGAACTGCAGGTCGTCGAGCTGAGTTTGACGGGTCTCCGAATACGCGTCGATGGCAGTGCTGAAGCGCGAGCGCATCAGCGTCATCATGTCTTCGGCGGGCTTACCGCGCTTCTTCTCTGCCATTCTCAAGCACCCATCCAAGATGTGACGGCGGGAGTGTACCCCGTGGCCTTCGGAGCCCGGGATGTGCCGCCATTGTACGCCGCGGACGCCACGGGGAACGCAAAAGTGACGGCCAGGGCGTCTGCGGCGTCAGGAGAGGCCAATCCGCGGGCCTTCATCTCCTTTTTGCCCTCCAAAGCGATGGCGCCAGTCGAATCTGGCTTGTTCATCGGGCCCGTAAGGTCGGTTTTGAGCAGTCTGTCGTTGGGTAAATGGGCTTTTTTGAGCCATTCGCGCATCTCGCCCCAGATTTCGGCCCGTTTGTTCTTGTACATGATCGGTTTGCGCGATTTCCAGCCAAAATTGACCCCTCGGACCTTGAATTTCTGCTCTGTCAGCCTGTCCAGGATGCCGTAGCCCAGCCCACCCTCGTCGATGACGGTCAGCGCGGGCTGGTGCTCCCGGATCGCCTCGATGACGTGCCCCACGACGGTCATGGTGTCGTCGCCCTTGTAGCGCATGATCTGCTGCAGGTCGCGTCCACGGCGCACGACGATGACGGTACTGTCGGACCCACCACGCGCTGGGTCCACGCCGATAATCACAGGCGCCGTTGGGTCTTTGTACGGGGGTCGTTTGATCGCATCGTCCACGAGTGTGGGCGAGATGAACTGCCCCTCACCGCTGGCCGGGAACTCCCCGTAGACCTCGATGCGCGCCTGGTCAGAGTCTTCACCGTACTCGTCGATGATCTGCTGGTACAGACCCTTGTCGGTGCCCTCGACCGACCTGGCGTCGATGTGCTCGCTGTCCCAGATGTTCCGTTTCGAGTGGAAACACTCGAAAAAGTACCCGCTGTTGCGCCGACCGTTGGAGAACGCGAACCAGAACCGGTCCGGGATGTTCTCGGTGAAGAAGCCCGCGGCCACCGACCAGATGCTGTCCGGGATGCCGCTGGCCTCGTCAAAGATGACCATCATGCCGTCGTGGTTGTGCACACCCGCGTAGCCGTCAGGGTTCTCTTCGCTCCACAGCTTCCCCTCCGCAGCCCAGTACCGGGTGCCCTTCTTCAAGTCCCGCTCCACCAGGTCGGTCAGCCACGCCTGGGGCTGCAGGCTTGTGGCAGTCGGGTCCCACCAGTGGGAGTTGATCGACATGGCGACCCACTTGGTCAGCTCACCCCAGGTCACTTTCCGAAGCTGGTTCTCGGTGTTGGCGCTGACGATGACGGTCGATCCGATGCGGGTGCTCAGCATCCACAGGATCAGCCACGACACGAGCGCACTCTTCCCGATGCCCCGCCCCGACACCCGTGCGGCCCGCAGGACCTCCATGACCGCGTTGGCAGCGTCCGCGGTCTGGTTAGCCCTGACGTGCTCGCCCACCCGACGCAGCAGCCTGCGCTGCCACGCTCGCGGGCCGTTGAACTTGTGCAGGGGTGTGTTCTCCTGCCCCCACGGGAACGCGAACATGACGAACGCCTCGGGGTTGTCCCTGATCATCGGGGACCAGATCTGGGTCATCAGCGCCTGCTCGTCGTCAGCGCTGTACAGGGGCTTACTCGGCATTAGGACACTCGAATTACGTTGATGATTGCGGGGTACTTCAATGTGTGGAGATCACCACTCGGACCACAGCACCCATCTGTTTTGCGAGCGTCATACGCGCCTTTTGATGCACCCATCACGGGACTCGTGTTCCGAGGGTGGCAGCAGTAGTGGGCAAACGCTCTATTCTCCCATCGACTGTGGTACCACCCGCAAGTGTCACAGGTGAGTAACCCATCCATACGGGTCGTCACTGCACGCTGCTTACTCGGCATCGCTGTCCTCTTCTCTGGCCGACGCTTCCGCGACCGCCTGCTCGATCATCTCGATGGGTGTCACGTCGCTCACGTTGTCCACCCTCTCGACGAGCGTAGCCCGCTCCTGCGCTGCCCTGAGTGCCCCGACGATACTGATCGACTGGTTGACCTCCACGGTCTTGGTGTCACCGTAGGCCTTCCGGTTGTCCGCACCCATCAGGAACTTGTAGGTGTCCACCTTGAGCTTGGACCGGGCAACGTCTTCGAGTGGGTTCTCCGTGGCCTCGGCGATGTCGATGAGCTTGCTGGACCACATCTCTGAACGTAGCTCCTTGGCCTCCTTGTACATCTGCACTCGCTGCGGGTCCTTGTTGACCCAGCGAAGGAAGATGCCCGCCGACAGGTGTCGATGGTCCTGCTCGAAGATCTTGGCGAGTGTGTAGCCCTCCGCCAGCCGGTCCAGCACCGAGGGGAAGATGATCTCGTACTGACGCAATTTCAACTGCGCTGGGGCTGCTGGGTCGAGTGGGGGCTGGGCGAGTTGTGGGGTTGGTGCTGCGCTGGGGGCGAGCATCCACGAGGGTAGTTCGACGTGGGGCGGTGAGGTCAGTTGTACCTGGCTGTCCATGGGTCCGAGTGTAAGACATTGGGGTGGGGCTGTGGAGCCGGGGTGCTGGGGGTCAGAGGGGTCTGGGGTGCAATGGTGCAGGGGTCAGAGGTTTCCGGGATTCTGTAGGTCAGAGGGGTCTCCTTTTTCTGGGAATTTCAGAAAAATTGGGTGACGGGGGTCCATTTCCAGCACCCCGGGGCACCGCTGGACCTCCCCTCCCCCACCCCCGGGGCACCCCAGATCCCCACCTCACCAGTAACAGGATGTCAGCACACGGTAACCAAGTGTCAAGAGTAACCGCATGTAGAACCCTGCAATCGTTTGCATGTAGGGACAGTGACAAGAGGAACTAGGGTAAGGACAGTGACAACATTCACCGGCAGGGATCGTGACAAGAGCAAAAGGGGTCAGGGATCGTGACAAGAGGATCACGGAATCCGGCAGGGACAGTGACAAG